CGATTACTTCTCCATCTGATTTGGCTCAGTGGAATGTAGACTCTGTTGTTTTTGATCCTACGTCTGACGATTATCAGGTTCTGGAGTACATGCCTTGGAAAGAGTACAGATATGAATACAAGTACGGAACTGTAGATTCAGCAACTCCTGAAGTATTCAGCATTAAACCAGACAATGTAATTGATCTTTATCCCACTCCAGACTCAGCGACCACTGTAAAGGCTGAGTATTGGAAGACTCCAACAGAGTTATCTGCTAGTACAGATGAGTCTGTTATACCAAGCAGGTTTCACAGGATAATTATTTGCAGGGCAAAAGTTTTTTACGCAGAACAAAATGATGCTCCTGAAATTATGGCTTCTTCTATTGCTGAGTTTTCAGACTTACTTGACAAACTTGAATCTGATCAACTGCCGGGACAAAGAAATAGAAGATTTTCTCAAGTCCAAGATTTGTTTAACTACACGGTAGTTGCAGAATGACTCTTAGACATCAGGTAATACCTGCATCAACTGATATTTATTATTTTCCTTTTGAAGGAGGATTAAATATTGTTGATCCAGTTTTATCTATTAAGGCAGGGGAATGTATAGCCGCTAAAAACTTTGAAGTTGATATTAGGGGAAGATACAGCAGGATAGATGGGTACGAAAGAGCAGACGGACAAACACTGCCTTCTGATATCACGTATTACAGAATACCGTTTACTACAGGTTCTTCAAAATATACGGTATTTTCCTCTGCCTACAGTTCAGCGTTTCATTTAAACATACCTTCATCTGGAGATATGGTAAAGGGAGAGACTAGTGGTGCGCTTGGGGTTATTTTATCAGTGTCTGTAGAGGACATTACTAGTGATGATGAAGCGGGATTTTTTCCTACTGATGCGGCAGAAGGATATATTTATTTTACTGCTACTAGCGGGGCTTTTCAAGAAGGCGAAACAATATATTTTTTGAACAAAGACAGCGCATTTGGAAGCGCATTTAACGTGGAGTATACATAATGGGAACACCTACAGCCTTAAGAAAAACTAGAGCAGTTTTAACAGGCACAAGTTTTGCTGACAATACTACTGGCGCTATTACGGCGCAAATGTTGAGGCAGTATGTTGAATCTGACATGGGTGGATATGCCTGCATCAATCATGCTTCTGCTGATGGAACCCCTGTTGCCCAAGCAATCGGAAACGGAACCACAGCAACAATTGACTGGTCTTTAGGATCGTCAGGCTCAGACGTATCTCAAGATACTGGTACTGTTTCTTCTACTACAGTTGGCGCTGATGCCGATTACGCAAGCGATCAAATTAGAGTTTATGACAAAGGTTTTTATTTTGTTTCCTGTAACTTGTGCGTAAAACAATCAGCCACTGCCAATATTGTTTGGACTGCAATGGTTTCTACTGATAATACTGGTGGAAGCACAACGGATTCTCCTGCGCTAAAAGGAATTCAATACATTACTAACGCCAATGATGTTGCTAACTTTAACATGAGTGGAGTATTAGACTTAACCGGACATACTACATACACTGATGTCTACGCGAGGATAAAGCATGATAATGGTAGCAGTCAAAATATGCTACTTCAATATGGTCAGTTGTCTGTTCTTAGGATTGGGTAATGGGCCTGTACGCCACTTGTCTTTCTTATGGCCCTCCAGTTCAAAGAGATAAATACGATAGTTCTTCTATTGTTGCTGAAGCCAAGACAGCAATAGAAAATCAAAGAGGCGTAATAAGTATAGTACCCGGAGAAGGCTCTGTTTTAGGTGTTTGGGTTTATTCTGGAAATATATATGCATTTAGAAATAAATCAGGTGGCGCTACTACTGGCATGTACAAGTCAACATCTACCGGATGGTCAGAGGTTGATCTAGGTAGCGCACTAAATTTCGACACAACCACGACAAATGGTGAAATTGTTGTTGGGGCTTCTATTTCTGGAAATACTAGTGGAGCAACTGGAACTGTAAGTGGGGTAACCTACCACGGAAATTGGGACACTGGGGCTAAAGGTTCAGTAGTATTAACAGGTGTTACTGGCGTTTTTCAAGATGATGAAACCCTACAGATGTCTACTATTGCTTTTGATGGCGGTGAAGTAGAGATAGAAGAGGGCGATGAAATTACAGGATCATCCTCTGGGAAGACTGCCACAGTAAAAAAAATAACTATAGTTACTGGGGCATACTCTACTGATGATGCGGCAGGGTATCTTTCTATTATTAGTAACACTGGAACTTGGACTAACAATGAAGAGATACAAGTCAGGGGTGTTAAACGTGCGTTAGTAAATGGAGCGTCAGAGCCTGCTACAGTTAATGTTGCAAAAGCAAACGGAGTTTTGTACGAACAAACAATAGAACCAAGTGGTTCGTATAATTTTGTAAACTTTAATTTTGTAGGCGAAACTGCTTCTGAAAAAATGTACGGCGCTAACGGCGTTGGGAATGCTTTTGAGTGGGACGGAACTACGTTTATTAAAATACAAACAGGAATGACTACAGATACTCCTGAAAATATTAAAGTATTTAAAAACCATTTGTTCTTATCTTACCCAAAGGGATCGTTACAAAACTCATCTACTGGACTTCCAACTACTTGGAGTACTACATTAGGCGCGGCAGAGATTGTAGTTGGGGATAACATAACTGGAATGTCAGTAGAGACTAAAGATTCTTTTGCAATATTTGGAAGAAATAATACTTTTATCCTTTACGGAGCCTCTAAGGATGATTGGAATCTAACTCAGTTTTACACTGGAACTGGTGCTGTAAGCGACACCATAGAAAAAATGCAGACAACTATCTTTTTGGATGATAGGGGAATTGTTTCTTTAGGATCGACTCTTAACTACGGAGACTTTAAACAGGCTGTTGTCTCTGAAAAAATTGATCCTCTTGTGCAAAAGTATAAAAATAAAGTTATTACTTCCTTAAGAGTAAGGGATAAAAACCAGTACAGAATTTATTTTAATGATAAAACTGGTATTGCAATGACGTTTATAAACGGCAAGAACATGGGAATATTACCGTTTACTTTGGATCATCAGATTTCTTGCGCTGTTTCTGGAGAAGACTCTAACGGAGATGAAGTTCTTTACGGCGGATTTGATGATGGATACGTTAGGAAAATAGACTCAGGAACATCCCTTGATGGGGAAACCGTTTCATCTTTTGTCAGGCTTGCTTACCATCATTACGGAACACCACAACAAAAGAAAAGATTCAGGGAAATTCTTTTAGAACTCAGCGCGGATACTAACACAACCCTAACTATACAGCCAGAGTACAACTACGGCGATGGGAGTGTGCCAACTACTGCTAACTATAGCATATCGGTTTCTAACGATGAATGGACAGTAGATGATGTATCAAGCGATACTTTAGGTATTGCTGTTGTTGACAAGGCTAGAGCAAGAATACATGGAGTTGGAGAAACAATGGGAATCATTATTAAAAATGAATCTATCTATGACAAGCCAGTTACTTTACAAGGTGCTGTTGTCCAGTATTCATTAAGGGGATTGAAAAGATGAGCGGCTCAGATTATTATCTTGATCAGCAACAGAAAAAGAAAAAAGAGATAGAGGAAAGAAACGCGGCAGATAAAAACCCAGAAGATGCCAAGTTTACTACGAAGCATGGTTCTCAAGGAGTAACCAATCCTGCGTTTGCAAATTATACTAACCGTTACTCTGACCTTAAATCGGACTATGAAAAAAACTGGAAAGGTAAAGGAGTTAGTCTTGCTGAATATGGTGCTATGCACTATTCCCAATACGGAAAAAAAGAAGGCAGAAATTTAAGCGGCCCTGCTAAAACTCAAAAATCAAAGCCAAAGCCAAAACCAAAGCCAAAGCCAAAGCCAAAACCAAAAGGCCCACTTGATGATGTTAAGGCTCCTCAAGAAATACAAAAACCAGACTTTGATGCTTTAAGAAAAACTTATTCTTCAGACCATATTCAATACGAGGGGCCTGAACATCAGGATTGGAGGACTTTTGATCCAACACCTGTTGGCATAGAGCAACTTGAGCCTTTGATGTCTGAAGTTGTTATTAATGGGCCAAGGTCTGAAGTAGTAGAAAATAGAGTTGCGTCTTTAGTTGATACTAACAGCCCATTGTTTAGAGCCGCCGCAGGACAAGCAATGAGAAGAATGAACGCTTCTGGAATGGCAAA